TTTTCTTAAAGATCCAAAATAATTTTCAAGATATGAATGTATTTCTTCTTCACTTCTAAATCCTAAATTTAAATCAATTGATTTTTGTTTATTCATTCTATATTAATATAATAGAAAAAAAAATCTTGATATTTAAACTAATCGAAATTAATAATAAATTTACCATGATCCATTTTAAAATTATGATAATATGTTTTCTTTATTCTTTTCTTTTCATTTAATACATCTTGAATATGTTGTGGGATTAGTGGATTAATATGTTCTATTTTATTTATATCTTCATTATATAATTTACAAGCTCTTCTAACAGATGGGATAAATCCATAAGGAGAAATATAAACAACATCATTGAATAATTGTTGTCTTGTTTTATATTTTGTAATTCTAAATTCATAACCACTTTTTGCATATTGAATAATCTTTTTACATTTCATCATAACTTTATTCTTTTCATCGTTTGATATTTTTTCTTTATAATTTGGTTTGGTTAAGTATTCTATTAATTCAGATAAATTATTTATATTATATGAATTATTTGGAATCGCCATTTTATTTTGAATTAAATTTGTAATATCATTTATTATTTCTCTTTTGGTTTTATTCTTATCTAATGTGATATGTAAATTTTCAAATAAATCAATTATATTTTTCTTTGAATGACTTTTGTGAATCATTTTTTATTATATTATTTATATATATATTTTTTTATTGGATAATATATAAAAGGAATGCCTTACAAAAGTGGAAAACTAAAAGGTCAATTAACAAATGCCGAAATCAAAAAATTGATTCGAGGACATAACAAATTAGTTGATATTAAAATCCCAACTGGTGCTACAAGAGAAACATTATTGAAATTGGTTACAAGTAATGGATATAAGTTAGATCATGAGAAACAAGCATTAATACCCAAGGTTGCTATGAAAAGAAAACCAAAAGTTACATTAGAAAAAGCAAAGGAATTAACTAAACCAAAACCAGTAACAGAAGAACAAAAGAAAAAAAGAGAAGCAAATAAAAAGAAGAAAGAAACAGAAAGAAGAAAAAGAGAAGGTAAATTAATTAAAGCTGGGGCGGTTCTTGGTCGTGCAAGAGCCAAAAGAAAGAAATCATCTCCCAAAGTTATTAAGAAAGTAAAGAAAATTTATATCAATAAAGGTGATGATAAAAAACCAAAAGAAGCTATGTCCCAAGCAGAAGTCCAATCGAGATGGGCTGATATTCAAGCCAATTATAATATTGATGCCGGTGATAAGAATCGTGTTGATAATATTGTTACACAGAATGATAGAATCACCAAATTCAAAGTTGCTGATGGTAAATATCTTAAAATTAAATATGGTGATAAAACACAAGTTCAAATTGAAGTTGAGAAAAAATAAAAATATAATATTATAAAAAATTAATTATCTTGTTTTTCTTTAACATAAGTATCAAGGGCAACTGATTTCGAATGTCCCATAATTTTATTATCCTTTTCTAATTCTTTTTTCATATCGCCATATTTACTTGATAAGTAAATTTTTCGTAACATTGTTGTGGATATTGATTTATTCATATATTTTTTTGATGTTTTAATCAATAATTGGCTTAATGCGTTACGTGTTAATGGCTTACCAGTTGATGATTTAAATAATACACCCATACCATTTACTTTCAAATAATATCTTAATAATTTTTTAAGATCACTTGGTATATCAATTTTTAATTCTTCATATTTCTTTGATGTTTTATATTTATTCAAAACAAAGAACATATTATTTTTTTCAAGGACAAGATAATTCTTTGCCTTCTTATTATCTTCTGATAATTTATTATATGCCCTTTTTGTGATTGCCTCCATACCAGATACATCATTTCTCAAAGGTATTCTTGTATATATATTAAATAATAAATAATTTTGTAATAATGCTTTTTCTTTTTTACTTAATGAATCTTTCTTTTTTTTTAAATTTAATGTTTTAATTTCATTACCCATCGTTTCAATCATTTTATTAACTTCACTTATATCAACAAAATTTGGAGCTTGTTTATCAGAGATTGTCCCATTACTTTGGATCTCACTATATTTATCATTTAATTCATCTCTTATTTTACCATATTCTTCGATGATTTCTTTCATATTATTATCATCTTCTTTCATTATTGAATTTAATAATACAATGATTGCGTTATAATGATTTCTTTGTGATGTATAATGTAAATGTTTTATTTTATCTGTTACATCTTTTGGATTAGATAAGAAATTAAAATCTTTTGCATCAAATAAAGATTGTAATTTTTTTAAATTTGTTACATATTGTTTAATTGTATTCTCTTTTAAATTGGGTCTCTTTTCTTTAATTTTATCTGCTGGATTTTCTGAATCAATTTTCATATTTATATTATAATTATAGATTATTTTTTTGGTAATTAATTTACTGAAAATAACAATCAAATCTACCATGATGAAGAACAGCAGTCTTTTTCAAAGCTAACCATATCATTATAGTGGTAGATGCGAGAGCAGTATTGTGTTTGAATTTAAAATCAATACCTTGATTATTAATCCTTTCACCTCTCATTAATTTAATAGCATTCCACCAATTTTTACCAGAGAAAGAAGCATTTTCGACACGACCCTCAATACCAGCACCAGTCACGACATTAGCACTTTCATTACCATAGAACTGCTTGGATAATTGAAGAGGTAATCCACCATTCGCCCTTGCCGTTGTATCAAACAGAACAGCAAGATTATCCCTATCAACAGAGAATTCAAATCGGTCATTATAGAACAGATTTACAGAAGCTTCAACTTCTTTCACAGCACCAGCCGTAAGTGTAGGGGCAATAGAATTATAAGCATTAGTTAAAAGTTGGTCGTCACCAGCTCCATTCGACCCTCTATTTATCCCCCAAATTACCTTATCAACTAATCGTCCAGCTCCACCAATATTCTGAATGATACCAGCATTAATTTCGGCTTGGGTTACTACACGAGTATTGAGACGATAATCAACATAATCAAGCACCACTCCGTCCTTCGCATCTTTCTTCTTTCTATATCTCTCCATTGTTTCACCATCATAATAGATAGTGTCATATATCATACGGCATTCATCTTGGACGATGTTATAAATTTGATTACTTGCGTCACCATCTTGGACTGATACACGATTATGGGTATCTTGCATAAAATGTAATTCAATATGGATTTCTTCTTCACACATAAATAGAGGGAGGTCATAACCAGTAAATACATCAAATAAATCAGCAAGAAAGATTGAGAATACTGGCGTTTCTGATCTCCGTGCAGCGTTTGTCCCATCAATAAGGGCGAAGGGTTGTAATTTTCTTGAATCTAAACCAAGGGGATTAAATGACAATTCCATACCAGTCCTAACACCATAATGAGGGGCGGACACATCTGGATTCCCTTGCGTTGATAAATATACATATTCACCATTAAAATTTATCATACGACCAGTGACATATTGTTCTCTATCGTAATTATTTTCATTTGTAATAAATGCGGAGCGATAGGCTTGTAAGAAATTAAATGAATCGGTTTCAGCTATGGTCTTTTGACCGGCTTTGAGGACACACCGAGATATTAGAGAATTTACACCGATATTTAATGGATAGAAAGCACCATCATTAATTACGCCATCAGCTGGATTAACGGCAAAGGCAATTTTCGATTGATGGGATAAGAATCCTTTTTTCTGTAAAGTAAATCGAGCAAACTGCTGGGAGAACACAACTGGTTCAAGGATATCAGTTTCAACTTTCATTTCATAATTAGAGGGTAGAGTCGAGGGTAATTCTAATTCTGGGACATCTAAAAAATCATCATCGGCATCAACATATTCTGAATGATCTACAATAACATCTTGGTCTTTTTCGTCACTCATTATTTATATTATTATTTATATAAATAATTTTATTAAATAAAATTTGAAAAAAAATTAATTAATAGATAAAAATTAGAGTAAGACATCAACATTGTCACCCTTTACCACAATTCGTCGAATGTGATATACAAAGCTCATCAGAAGTTTGTTTTTAGCCGGACCTTGGACTTCATTGTATGATAATTGTAACTGATT